TGATTTTTTAGCTCTATTTTCATCATCACCTAAAAAATAACCAAATTGTTTAGGTACAAAAGCATGTTGAGAAAAAGGTGCTATTAAAGAATATTCGTTATCGTCATATTTAAATCTATAAGAAAATCTTACAAATTTTGATTTTAAAAAATCTTCATCAACACCAGACTGAGCAAATGATATATCAAAGTCAGGGTTTTGTAAACTAAATTGAACTACAAAGTTTCCACCAATTCCAGTATTAGCATCAGCTGGTAATTCACCTTCCCAACCTAAAACATCTTTAAAACTGGGTATAGGTGTTCCACCTTCATCCTGTAAAAAAACTCCAGTATTATTTGTTATTCTATCTACATAGGCTACTTTAGCACTTGGTTGCCCTTGAATATTAACTTTTATTTTATAAGCTGTATCTGGAAATTCAGTAAAGTTAAAAAAGTCTCTAGTTGGTGGATCAAAATTACTACTAATACTAAAATTAGGTCTACCTCTATCGGTTCCATCAGATAAATAATTAATTAAATTAGTAAATGCATCGTCTTTACCTGAACCAGTGGGCGGTGGTGAAGAATCATTATTATAACTTAAAAAATTAGTTCCAAAAAAACTACTTTCTCTAACTCTAACAGGCACAGCTAAAAACGGAGGCATAAATTCATCCGACTGGTTTTTTAGTGTTTTTTCTATCTTAGATGGATCTTCGTTGTCTAAGCTTTTTAAGAAATTTATAGATGAATATGGTGCGTATTTAGCAACTGATATATGATCTTCGTGGCTATAATAACCTGGCTCATCTTCATTAAAATAAGAATTACTTATAGCTGTTTCTACGTTAATTTTTCTGGGTTGATTTCTATCATCTGTCCAAAACAATAAATCTTCTATTAAATTTACATTATATATCTTACTATCTTTAGAAAAATTTAAAAAATTGCCACCAACTAGTATTTTTGAGTCAACAACATTAGAATCGTTATCTAACTGTATATAAGATATATAGTTTTGTATTGGTAATTTTTTAAGAGTTATAGATGTAGATGTAGAAGAAGATCCACTTGTTGTTAATTTAGGTGGCTCGGCTGAGGTCTGCTCGTTGTTATTTGTTGAAAAAATATAAATTCTATTTTTAGAAACATCAGAGTAAGTACCTATACACTCAATATCTACACCGTTAATACCCATAAAAGATAACAAAGAGTTTCCTCTAATATTTTCTAAAGCACCAACATCAGCACCTTCTGAAGTGCTAATGCTAATATTTTGACCATCTCTATATTCACCATTAGGTATTATTCTAGAGTCTAAGTCTTTGTTCATCTTAGACTTGAGAAAAGTATTTTTAATTTCTGGCATAATTAATGTTTAATCCATTTACCTTTGTTTCTAAACACTTGAGATATTTCTTCTAACTTAATATTACTTAATCTTATTTTAGCGTTTCTAAGAGCACTAAAACGCTCTCTCTTGTACCTATTTATAATATATTCAGGCACATTTGCTCTACCTGATAATATACCGTGGGCTATATGCATGTACATAGCTTGCTCTGCCATTTTAGGTACTTTAGTATCTGCGTCTACAGCTAAACCATCTGATATATATTCAAGTATAATAAGTTTTCCTACTAACTCGCTTGAAAAAGAAAAAGTACCCAGTCTTTCGTTTATAATAAAAACACCGTTCACTTGCGCTTCTTCAGGTTGTAAACCGTACCTTCTACCTAATACAAATTCTTTTCTAGGATGTCTATAATCAGTAGGTTGATTATCATCTGTTAAAGATCTATTATTCCATTTTTCTTCAGTTAAAGATTGTTCTGAAAGTAAATTAGATCCATCAACGTCTTGTGTAGGTATACCTGTATCATCTTGTATTGGAAGTTGATCTGGATTTGATGTTACTCTAGTTGGATATATAATATGTTTAGCACCAACGTCATCTATCCAAGAACATTTTACATAGTTTACATAGTCTTGTGGTATTACTAAAGACAAACTAGGTGGTATTGTTAATTCTTGAGATTTAATACTTTTTAAAGTATCATAGGAAAACTCTTGTAAACCTCTTTTTGCGTGAAACATTATATCAGTTCTTTTACAGCTAGATATTAGCTTACCAACTCCAACATAACCAACTATAAAGTTATTTATTATATCGTCTAAAGTTATGTAAATATAGCTACCATAATTAGTACCAGAGTAATATTGAGCGTTAGTTTCTGTTAATAGTCCCATTTGTTAAGATTTTTCGTTTACTTCTTCTTCTTGAGTTTTCTGTGCAGCTATTTGTATTATAGAAGGATCATTTATAACTATTCCAGAATATAATAATATTTTTAATATAACTTCAGTTTGTTCAGAGTTGTGTAACTCAAAATTGTTAAAACCAGTTGTAGTTGAAGACATAAAGTTTTCGGCTTCTAAAGTAACTGTAAGATTTGGACCAATTGGTGTAGTAGTCGCAAATAAACTAGCATCAAAAGAAATAGTATCACCAAGTAAATAACCACTTCCTATAGAGTTTACTACAACTGAAGTAACAGGACCACCATTATTATCTACAATTATGTCAAAAGTAGCTCCAGAACCGGCTCCACTAGTGTTTGTGGCTTGTACATTTGTTCTACTTCTTGGTGGTGAAAACCCTCCAGAAGGATCAACCGAAGGTAAATTTGTTTGTGTAGTTATGTTAATTGAAGAACCAGTTACTAAATCGTTAGCATTATATTGATAATTAGTAAAAGTATATTGTCCTAAATCACCTATTTTATAACCCCATCTAACATCACTTGGTTTTTTTACATATTGTGATTTTACATCACTAACTATAGTATTAGGATATACTTCAACTTTATTATCTTCGTATAAATATATTGGTTTAGAATTGGTCGGTGCAGTAAGTGGAGATTTTCTTATATTGTAAAATTCTGCTCTACCAACTCTTTGAACTTCAACCGGCATTACACCTGCTGGCTCGTAAGTTAAAGAACCTAACCTATATAAATCACTAGGTAAGGTAAATGTGTTTGCGCCTGTAGAAGTGGCGTCTGATTCAGTTTTAAATTCTGCAATTTTTTCATCTGTAATGGCTATACGATCAGAATATTCCATATCGCTTTGTGGTATACGAACTTGTTGGTTTAAGTCTTCAAAATATCTTTCAAATATTTGTCTTTGAACTTGTGTACCAATTTTGTTAAATTCGTCTGGCGTCATATAACCACGCTGTTCACTGTTTAGTATAAGTAATACTGTTCGATATACTGTATCTACGCTTATTGCCATTTTAATATTTTTAAAAAAAAGGGTGGCGTAAAACCACCCTAGTTTATTATCACTTGTTATTTAAGCTTTTTATCTATTGTTTTGTAAACCTCAACTCCTTCATCAGTTTTAAACCAAGCGGCTAAAGCCGAGTATGGGTTTTCGTCAAAAGGTACATTCATTAGTTTACGGCCATTGCTAGCCCAAGAGAAACTTCTTTGATCTTGAGCTAAAGATATTATATTAGCTTCAACAGCTCTAATACCCATATTTCTAAGACCTACATTTTCATCATTAGCTAATTCTATAAATAATTCTGGATTACTTCTAGCTAATAACATTAAATCTCTTTTAAGTTCCTTAGAACTCATCTTAGATACTCTAGAGCCTTCTTCAACTCTTAATATAGCTTCAGCTTGATCAACATCCATAGTCATAGCAGCGTTCATAGCTTCTACTTCTAGTTCTAAATAATCAAGATCATCTACAGCTTCTTGTACTTCATCTCTTTCAGAGTAAAGTTTATTTCTGTTTGGATGATATAGTGAAAGCATTTTTTGTAAAGCAGTATCTGACTTAGGTACCATAAGTACACCATCTTCAAATACTATATGACCTAGTGTTACAGGTCCTTCTTGCTCATCTACAAAAGGGCTTCTCATATTAGTAGCATATCTTAACTCTCTATTATAACCTTTTTCTTCGTCAAAGTACATTAAAGGTTTTCTCATTGAGTGTCTTGAGTTTATTCTAAAAGTTAAAGGTGAATTACCATTTAATAAATGATAGTATCTATCTTTAATTTCCCAAGTATCTTTTTTTACTTTAGGTTTCTTTTCTTTTGTTTCCATAATATAATATAATATAATAATTAAAAAAGACCCCGCCGAAGCGGGATCTTATTATTGTTTGCTATTAAGAAATAGCAGCCATATCAGTAGCTGTAACAACTTTTGATAAGGTAACTAAAGGCGCAGGGCCTGAAGTTCCAGCAAATTTTTGTATAGCGTCAAGAACTAAATCAACATCTGCTTGAACAAAATCATCATTTCCAGCATTGATAGTTACTTTATATCCAGATAAATATTTTATTGTAATATCAGTACCTGTTCCTGAAGTGTCTAACTTGCATTCTCCTAAATTTTCGCATGATACTATGTCAAACGCAGTACCAGCTTTTGCAACTTTTATATAAGCCATAATTTCTAATCTTTAAAATATTAATAATTATACAGTTGACTTCATTAACACGAAGTTATTAGCCCCTTGTACACAAAGACATCTTTCAGATAAGAAATGGATCTGCATAGCATCTAAACCAGTTGTAGCAGCTCCTACAGAACCAACAACCCAAGTTTTCATTCTTCTATCATCAGCTTCAGAAGCTCTATATCTTACATGTAAGAAAGGTCTTCTAATATTCTGTCCTAATAGTTGATCGTAAACTGTAGATGTTCCAGCAGGAATCATTACACCGTCTATGTCTCCAATGTTTCCTCTAGTTGAAAAATCATTTAGATATTTCCAGTCAGTTTTATAGAAGTCATAAGAACCTCTTCTAAAACCAGAGAAACCAAAGTTAAGCGCCATATCTTCTTCGTTGTTAAATAAACCGTAAGAAGCAGCTCCAGTAGATGCATATGCTCCGTTCATTGCAGCAATCATATCATCAAAATCTAAAGCAGTTCTTCTTGATAAGAATAACATGTTTTCTTCAATAGCACCTTGAGTATCTAATTGCTTAAGGATAGTATCAAAATCTCCTAATGCACCGGCTCCAGGAGCAGCAGCACCAGCAAAGTCATTATATACATTGCCTCTTTCTTCGATAGCAGCAAATAAACCTTCAGAACCATCTACGCTTGTACCACCATTAGCACCTTTTTTCTCAGCTTCAACCATTGACATTTCAAGATAATCTTCAAAACGTAATCTAGTTTCAGACTCAGCTTTTAGATACCACAAGTAACCAGATTGTCCAGCTTCAGTAGCAACTTCAACCCAACCAATTTGAGCAGTGTCAGAACCACTTACTTCGTAGAAGTCTTTGATTATAATTGGCTTGTTTGAAAACTGAGTAAAATCAGGTGTTATTGTAGTAACGTTAGCTGCACCATTTACATTTTTATTGCCAACATCCATACCATCAGTTCCTTTTGCAAATTCAGAACCATATACAAACACTTTAGCAGCTCCTGCAGCACCAGCTAAAGAAGCCATATTAGCTACTTTATATGTCGCAACAGTAACTGTAGAAGTTCTAGGATTACCAGCAGCAGCAGTTACTCCAGTAACTCTACCTTTTAAAGTTATTAGCCCTTCTGAAATAACAATTGTAGAACCTACTCTAATAACGCATTGCTTGCCATCTTCAACAGGAACTGTAATATCAGTATTATTAGCAGCAATAGTACAACCATCATAAGAAATATGTAGTCTATTTTGCTCAGACCAAATTACTTGATCAGATTGCATTGGCATTTCAGCGCCTACCATTCTCAAGAAACCTTGTAATGTACGGTTTCCGTATCTTTCGATCTCTGCTTCATACAATTCAGGAAGATATTGTTGAGCAAAAGTATCAGTGTCTCCAGCACCAGTACTATTAAACGCTAAATAGTTTGTATCTAACGCTTGTTTCTTGCCAGCTGGAATTAAACTTGGAGGAAAAGCAGCATTAGCATTTCCCGTGTCTAAAAAACCCATAATTTATTATTTTAAGTTATTTTTTTATTGATTTTATTTTTAACTTAGAACTATTTGCACCGCTTATTGCTTTTACTTTTAATCCATTAATATAAACATCACCAGTAGACGTAGCTCTTGGTTTATTATCTATATTTTTAGATTTTGCCATTATATCTTTAACAGCATCGGCTTTGCCTTGCTCATAAAAATGATTAGCAATAGTATCAGCGTTTTGCGCTGCATAAATAGCTTTATGATAACCTTTAAAATCTTTTATCTCACCTTTATTATCTAAGAACTTCCCGATTAGGTTTGTAAGATCTGATTGATTACTAGCAACTGTGTCTTTATCACTAACGCCGTATCTAAATTTCTTTTCACCTAAGTTGAAATCAAAACCTTTGAATTCTTGGTTAAAGAAATTTTTAGTATTAGATTTAAATCTATTATGTTGCTCTTGAACAGCTTTTTGTTCTTCGTTATATCTATTGAAAAAATCCATAGCTTTTTGTTGTTCTTGAGTAACGCCCGGTCTCAACTTGATCTCGTCGTAATATTTACTCTTAGTATCTTCCAAAAAGTTTTTGGCTTTAGCAATTTCTTCTTTGAAGGCAAGTTTCTTTTTTCTTATATCTCGCTCTTCATCCACATCTTCATCAAATGAAAAATTATCTTCCATTATGAAGTTAATTTCATCCATGTTTAAATGTGGTTTAGTTCTTTTGTAATATTCTTTTAATAATGTATTGTCATCTACATTAGAATAGTCAGCATTTAATCTAACATAATCTTCAACAGTTCCACCTGTTTCTTCCATAAACTTAACTAGCTTTTCTATATTTTCTGGTAAGTTTACTTCTTGTTGTTTAGTTTCTACAACTGGTTCCTCTACTTTTTCTTCTTCTTTAACTTCTTCTTCTTCTTCTGTAATCTCTTGTATTGGTGATACTACTTCTTCTTTTTTCTCTTCGGTAGGTTTTTCAGTTGTTTCTTTGACGTCTTCTTTAGGAACTTCTTCGCTAACTGTGGGTTCGTCGCGAACAAGTACTTCATTTGTTGTTTGCTCTTGAACGACATTTTCTTCTTTTTTCTCTTCTTCTTTTTTAGATAAATCTACTTTTATAGGTTCATCTTTTTTGTTTAATTTTTTTGGTCTACCAGGTTTCTTTTTTATTTTAAAGTCACCTTCTTGTTTGACTGTTTCTGACATAATATAATATAATAGTTAATAATTATCTAGGCGTAAATTGCTCTAGTCCAAATCCACCAAGCGTATCATTGCCTGCAGATTCAAAGTTTTTAGGTAATAAATCATTTTTTCTTTGATCTATTAATTCTGATTGTTGTGTAGCTTGAATTTTAGTTCTCTCGTCTTTACGATCTTCTTTAAATTCTTCGTTTGACTTTTTAGATTTAGCTTGTTGTTGAGCTAATTGCATATTATAATTAAACTCTAACTCCATTAACTGTTGTTTAATTTGAGCTTCTCTTTCTAGTTTTTGAACTTCAAAGTCAGACTTAGCTTTTTCAAGCTGCATTTTTTGTTCAGTTAATATTTGTTGCTTTTGAGCTTCTGCCATAGCTGCTTTTTCAGCAGACTCTGCATTAGCTTGAGCTTGAGCTTGTATGTTAGCTTGTTGTGCTTGTTGGTCTCTAGCTTGCTTATCTTTTCTACGTTTTTTAAGCATTTGGTTAGCTAACTTTAAATTGTTAACTTGCCTGATATCTATAGCATCTTCTAAGTCTATTTGACCTGCTTTTAAAGCTATTTGAATATTCTGCTCTAATACTTGTTTTTCTTCTTCGTCCGGTTCTAACTCTAAGAATATACCAAAATCATGCATGTTCATACTAGCTAATTCTTCTAATGTACCTACATTGTATCTTGATATACTAGACTTTAAACTTTGTTTAGTAAGTGGAAACATTAAAGCATCTGCAACTCTTAGTGATATGTTTTCACAAGCTCTAAGCGTTAAATATAAACTAGCTTGAAGTATGTGTCTTGTAGCTACGTTTGAACTTGCTGCCGCTAGTTTTTGTAAACCAACCAATGATTGTTTATCTGGAAGTGTACCATCTCTAGCTTCATTAAGTCCGGTCACATCTCTTATCATCTTTAAATAATACTCATAAGTTTGTATAAGTGATTGTATCTTACCCATACCATTTGAAGTAGAAAGTTCTTGTATTGGAACTTTACCTGGATTCATACCACCGTCTTGAGTCATTGATCTACCTACAATACTACCAGTTTGGAAATACATGTTTAATGCTTCTGCTGGATTGTAATTAGTACCATTGCCAAGATCTACTTCTGCTAAACCGTCTATATCCATATAAACACCATCTGGTACTACTCTTGACATTACTTGTTGTAATTTTAAATGAGTAAGCTGTATCATATCAGCAAAACCAGTTATTCTACTAACAATGGACTCTATTCGACCTTTATACATTCTAGGAGCTACAATGTTGTAGTTCATATTAACTTTAACAGTATTAGCATTTGGTCTTGTCATATTTTCAGCTAACTCCCATTTAAGCATTTTATTATGACCTAGTATTTTAGCACCACTGTACAACACTTCTATTGATCTAAAAGCTTTTTTAAAGCTTTCGCTTTCTGGTGGATTAAATGAATCTGTTTTTTCTAATGCTTTTTCTAAACCATTTGCTGTTTCTTTTATTTTAAATACTTGATTAGTAAATGTTTTGTATTCAAAATATAATACTTGTATTGTATCATCATTGTATCTACCGCTCCAGTTTCTAGTATAGTCTTGATTACCTGGATACTTTTCAATTTCTTTTAATTCTTCAGGCGTTAAGTATGGAAATTGTTTTTTAAGTTCAGGTAAGCTTATTAATTTAACTTCACCTACATAATATATATCTTCAAAATTAGGATCTTCTGTATATGAATAAACTAAATTAGCTGGATCTACATATTCAACTGTTACACCTTCAGATCTATTAAAGCAAGTTTTTACAGCTGCAATACCTAATATAGTTAAATCTTGATTTAATCTTCTTCTTACTAAATCATATTTATTATTAGCTAATACATTATTTATAACTTCTTCTTCAGCTACTTCAACAGACTCTTTATAGTCCATTTGCATATGCAGCTGCAACTCTTCTTCACTTTCCATTTCTAATCCAACACCACCTGAATTAGAAACATCAATGCCAGTTGTTTGCTTTATTTTGTTTATTAAAGATTTTTGATCCATGTCGCGCTGTATGCCTTCTGCATAAGCTGTTCTTTTCATTATAGACTCTGGATCTTGAGCAAAAGCTTTTATCTCATAGTTTCTTTGAGACATACCATTTACAACAATATCAACAAACTTAGGTATAACAGGTACTGGTTTCCAGTCTAAGTTTAAATAAGATAAATCACCATTTATAGATAGTTCATCTTTATACTTTTGTATAGACTGTTCTCCTCTAGCATATAATCTTAATCTATGGAATTTATTATAGTTATCATTAAATCTATCGTGAAAAGCTCTATCGCCTCTAAACCATTCTCCTTCTATAGATCTAGCAACTTGAAGACCATATTCGTAAGTGGCTTTCTCTGCATCAGGTACTACCTGACTAGGAAACGAACTATTATAATTAGTATTTATCATTTATTTATTTTTGAAATATAACCACTGTTATCATACTTTTTTATACCTAAGTACATAGATTTTACTTGTCTTTTAGCAACAGGTGTATACCTGTTTTTATTACAAGCCATAATAGCTAAACCAGAGCTAATAGAAGCATCATACTTTGTTCTATTATTTATGTTAAACTGAGCCCAGTCTTCTAAAGTTTTTTGGTGATACATATCACCCATGCCTTGTTGTAATTGACCTACATACTCTTCTATGTAGCTTTCTATTGCAGCAGCATGTGCTTGCTTAATATCTTCACTTGTGTTTGGTATACCACCTATTTCTTTTTCTGTAGGCGATAGCTTGTTCCATATTTTATCTGGGCGATTCATGCTATAACCTCTGTAACCTCTTCTTTTTAAATAATATAAAAACCTAGGTTTGTTGTTTTCAGCAAGTACTGGCATACCATAAAAAACCATAGCCATTAAAACATCTTCAAAAAATATCTCTGCTGTTTGTGGTCTGCAGATATATTCTAAAAAGAAATGGTTAGGCGGCGCGTCTTCCATTGAAAACTTAGTTAAACCGTGTAGTGAACCATTAGATCCTTTGCCATCTACAGTACCTGATATATCGTAACTATCTAAACCAAATGCTCCAACGTGATCATTTCCAGGATGTTTAACACCATTTTTTATAATCACTTTATTTTGTAAGTTTTTAGGTGGCACCCATGATATTTTAAATCTACCATCTTTATTAGGTACAAACTTTACTTTAGTATCTTTAATACCATTTTCCCATATAAAACTACCTTGAGTAGTAGTATTATTAATTTCTTGGTTGTAATCTATTTGCTCGTATATTCTAGTTAGGTTAAATAAACTGTCTTTAGTTTCGTCTCTAAAAGCATGGTTTTCAGTTCTTGGAAATTGTCTGTAATATTCATTTAAACTATCTTGATCATCTTTTAAACCATCTACTTCGTTTTCCCAGTGTTCGATAACTCCAGTTGTAACTTCAACACCATCGACTCCGTAGACTCTATTTTTTCCCTTAATGAATACAGGTGATCCAAAAGTATCCATGAATCCTTCGTAGTTCCACTCCATAGGGATGAAAAGAGAATAGAGTCCGCTAGACGTCTGTCCGTTTCTATTTCTTTTTGTAACGTCTGAATTGTAGTAGAGTTTCTTAAAATTGTTTCCACCTTTATCTAACGCGTTTGAAGTTGAGCCCATCATACACTTGCCTACGATTCTTGATCCTAACCTTAGTGTTGTTTTTGTAACTCGCCAATTGTTTAGTATGTTGTCTGGTCTTTCCCATTTTCCTGATTCGTCGTGTGCTAATATTTTTAATTTCTCACCATCGTAAGAGTTGTCCCCCGTATTTTTCCAGTCTATAGTTGTATCAAGACCTTGTAATTCTTTTAACTTAACGTTATCATCTAGTTTTCGTCTAGTAAGCTTTGAAGCTGGGACTCTATACGCCAGCTCGGTTTTAGGACGATCCATACCATCCTGGATGGGTTTAAAAAAAAACGGATAGTTAACGGATATTGGTACGACTTTGTCGGTAAACATTTTTTTAGCGTCTGCTCCAGTTTTAGATAAGATACCGAATCTAGCGTCAGACGATATTGTTGCCTGGTTGACCAGTTCAGCTGACGACATAAAGCTAAATCCACTCCGTCTGTTTTTAAGATAGCACATTCCATAGCACCTTTTGTCCGCTTTACAAGCTTCCCAGAAGATAAAGAAGAGTCTATTTGCTTCTCTGTAATCGGCTGCACCAACATCAATCTTTGACCATTGCAAATACATGTAATGAGTACCAGTGATATAAGTAGGGTTACCATTGTTATAAAACCAGTAGCCTTCGTCTCTTTTTTTAAATTCATTATCTATATAATCGTACCATTCTTCTTTAAATTCATTTGGGTACTCATCCCAATCAAATCTACTTTTTATTTTACTTAAAGCTTTCGGGTATTCTTGTTTTTCCCAATATTGTTCCTTTTTAACTTTGCTTCGTTTAAAAGGTTTGTCTTCTGCCGGAAGTGCGATGCGAAGATTTTGTATTTCAATGATCTGTCCAATTTGTCCAGTTTTACTTATTACTATAAAATCGTAATCTTCGTTATAGCCATAATCCCATCTTTTTAATTTATTTTGTTTTTTTAAGTATGTAGGGTTTACAACATTTTCTAATTCTTTCCAAAGCGTTTGCTCGTAACTCACTTGCTCCTCCCTTCAGCAAAACCTCTAAAAGTTTTCTCTTGTTTATCTTTTTTAGGTTTTTCATTTAGCTTATCTTCTTCTTCTTGAATACGTGTTAGTATTTCAAAAGCATCAAATATAGCTAGCTTTTTAGTAGCGGCAGCATTTTTAAGTCTGTCAGCTGAAACATCATCATCTGAGTCTACAATCTTTTCTTTTGCTACCTTTATAAGCTCCTCAACTGCCTTTTGCCCAGCTTGGATTATTTTCTTCTTCGTTTCCTTCGTATTCATGGGTTACGGCTATATCATTAGATTTCATAC